CGCCGAAGTGGTCGAGTGCTTGGAGCCCGACGCCGTCCGCGTGATCGAGGCCGACCACGCCGCCATGCTCTCCGAGCTGGAGAGCGTCCGCGGTGAGATCCGCGCGCTCGAAGCCACCCCGGCCCCCGCCGCGCCTTCGGCTCCGCCCGCCCCGGTCGCCGACCCGGCCGCCGAGCGCCAGCGCGCCGCCGGTATCCTGGAGGCCGGCCGCCGCGCCGGCATGCCCCAGGACGCCATCAACGCCGCGGTCGCCGACGGCACCTCGGCCGCCGTGTTCTCCGAGCGGGCGTTCAATCACATGGCCGACCGCACCGACGCCCTGCGCACCAGCCAGGGCACCCGCGCGCAGATCGTCGGCGCCGACGACCTGGAGAAGCGCGGCGCAGCGATCGAGAACGCCATCCTCCACCGCTACGCGCCCGGCGTCGGTCTGTCCGATCAGGGCCGCCAGTATCGTGGCCTGACGCTCCTGGAGATGGGCTCCGACATGCTGGAGGCCCGTGGCATCCGCACCCGCGGCATGTCCAAGCATGAGCGCGCCCAGGCCATGCTGTCGATGCGCTCGGACGCCACCGAGATCGCCATCCGCGCCGGCGGTGCGATGACCACGGCCGACTTCCCGAACGTGCTGGCCAACGTCGCCAACAAGACCCTGCGCATGGGCTACGAGGCTGCGCCGCAGACCTTCCGCCCGCTGGTGCGCGTCGTCTCCGTCCCGGACTTCAAGCCGGTCTCCCGCACCCAGCTCGGCGAGGCGCCGCGCCTGGAGAAGGTCAACGAGAAGGGCGAGTTCAAGCGCGGGTCGATGGGCGACGCGGCCGAGCGTTACGCCATCGCGACCTACGGTAAGATCGTGTCGATCACCCGCAACGTGATCATCAACGACGACCTCGACGCGTTCACCCGCATCCCGCGCGCCTTCGGCGTGTCGGCGGCCAACCTGGAGAGCGACCTCGTCTGGGGCGTGATCCTGGCCAACGCCGCCATGGGCGACGGCAATGCGCTGTTCTCGGCGGCCCACGGCAACGTCGGCACCGGCGCGGCCATCTCCACCGTCGGCGTCGGCGCCGGCCGGCAGATGATGCGCGTCCAGACCGGGCTCGACGGCAAGACCCTGCTCAACATCTCGCCGAGCTACATCCTCGTCCCGACCGCCCTGGAGACCCTGACCGAGCAGTTCCTCGGCCAGATCTACCCGACCAAGTCGGCCGACGCCGTCACCGAGACGATGCGCAAGCTCAAGCCGATCTCCGATCCGCGCCTCGACAACGGCGTCACCGTCGGCGGTCAGACCTTCGCAGGTTCGGCCACCAACTGGTATCTGGCCGGCGATCCGGCCCAGATCGACACGATCGAGCTGGCCTACCTCGAAGGCATGGAGGGTCTCTACACCGAGACCAAGATGGGCTTCGAGACCGACGGCGTCGAGGTGAAGGTCCGGCAGGACGTGGGCGCGAAGTCGATCGACTGGCGCCCGTTCTGGCGCAACGCCTGAGGCTCAGCGCCTCCGGCCGCAGGCTGATCGCCTGCCCTCCGGCCGCCCAGTGCGGCCGGAGTTCGCCCGTCCTCCTGCTCGAAAGCACTCCCGATGAAGAATTTCGTGATGTCCGGGCGCACCATGACGGTGCTGCTCACGGCCGCCTGCGCCTCCGGTGACCTCGTCGTCGCCAACGCGCTGTTCGGCATCGCCAGCGTCTCCGGCCAGCCCGGCGACAACGTCGAGGTCGAGGTCGGCGGCGTGTGGGACCTGCCCAAGAAGGCCAACGAGGCCTTCACGGCCTACGCGCCGGTCTACTGGGACGCCACCAACAAGGTGCTCACCGTCACCGCCGGCTCGAACCTGAAAGTCGGCGTCGCCGGCCATCTCGGCGCGCTCGCCGCCGACGCGTTCGCCCGCGTTCGCCTCAACGCCACGTTCTGAGGTCCCCATGCCCTCGCTGTTTGCCACGCTCGGCACTGTGGCCGGTGCCACCGTCGACGCGGTGTTCAGTGAGGGCTTCTATCTGGAGCCCCTGGCGCCGCCGGAGCCCACCGCGGGACGCGTGCCCGACGTGAACGCCCGGCCGGTCGCCAGCACGGCGCGGTCGCTGCTGATGTTTTCCGGGACCTACGTGGCGCCCGGCGATCTCATGAACGCCCACGGGCGCACGAAGGCCGACAGCACCACCCACCCGATCGTCGGCGAGAAGGCGATGGTGGACGTGCCCGTCACCGGCCTGCCGCAGCGCCCGCGCGAGGGCGACCGGATCCATCGCCTCGACACCGGCGAGGTGTTCGGGGTCGCCAAGGTGCTGCCCGGCGACTTCGGCCGCCTGCGCATCTACCTCACCGACGCCCTGCGCCGTCCGGAGGAGCCCCGGTGAGCCTCATCCGCGCAGCGCTCCGCTTTCAGGCGGTCGAGACGTTGAACGCCGACCCGGTCATCGCCGCGATGACGCAGGGTCGCGTGTACGACTCGCGCATCTCAGCCTTCGACCACCGCGACCCGGTCCCGACCATTCTGCTCACCGCCGAAGAGACCAAGGGCGAGGCGTGGTCGCACCAGAACGGCGGCGCGCCGTTCGAGCTGACCTGCGACCTCGTCCTGGAGATCGCGATGAACGCGGTGGCCATGGTCCAGATCCCGGGCCAGGACGATCCGGTCGAGGCGATCGGCTACGCCGCCACCGACCGCGAGCTGGAGGCCGACCTCGACCTCCTGGAGGAGCGCGCGATCGAGTGCCTGACCCGCGGGGACACCCCCCAGGCGCGGCTCCTGCGCACGATCGTCAAGCGGGTGCCCTCGATCGCGACCTCGCGGTTTGCGACCGACCAGACCGGCGAGAAATTCGCCGTCCATCTGCTCACCCTCAAGGTCGTGCTGTTCACGCCCGAGGACGGCGATCCGTTCGACGTGCCGACCGGCCCCTACGCCCTGCTGCCCGATCCGCTCCGCTCGATCTGTGCGGCGAGCGACCCGGACGGCTCGGTGCGCGCGACCTGCGACCTGCTGGTCTCCCGCCTTGCGCCGCTTCCCGTCCCCTCGGAGCCCGAGCGCTTCACCGGGGCCGACACGATCCTGGCGCCGCAGGTTCTCGATCCGGCGATCACACCCAACCGGGCGGGCGACACCGCTGCCGGTCGCATCGTTGCGTTCGCCACCGACAAACCCGCCCCGTGAGGCCCCCATGCTCAAGCTCGTGACCCCGGCCAATCCCAAGGCATCGATCCCCGACCCCGACCGCGGCAACTTCCTGCCGGCCGAGGGCCGCGTCGTGTCCTGGACCCCGTACTGGGCCGGCATGGCCGCGCGCGAGGAGATCGAGGTCGCCGAGGTCCCCGCGGAGGTCGAGCCCGAGCCCGCCGCCGAGCCCGATGTCCAGGCTGAGACTGCCCCCGCCGTCTAATCCACCCACGGCCCACCGGGCCGGCTCCCCACCCCCATCCCTCTCACGCAGGCCGCCCAACGGGGCGGCCTTTTTCGTTTGGAGTCGCCCGTGACCGTCGCCTTCAACAACATGCCCGGCGATCTGCGCACCCCGCTGTTCTACGCGGAGGTGAATGCCGGCGTGCCGCCCTACTCGGGTCTGTCGCGCCAGATCCTGCTGGGTCGCGCGCTGTCGGCCTCGCCGCTCGCCGCCCTGAAGCCGCAGAACATCGGCGCAACCGACCCGAACTATCTCGCCGGCAAGGGCTCGATGCTCGCCGACATGGTCGCCTGGGCGCGCGCCGGCAACCCGACCGGCGAGCTGTGGGTGATGAACGTCGGCGACCCGACCGGGGGCCAGGCCGCCACCGGCACAATTACGCTCACCGGCACCGCGACCCAGCCGGGCACGCTGGTGCGCTACGTCGCCGGCGAGCGCTACAGCGTGCCGGTCGCCCTTGGTGACACCGCGGCCGTGGTGGCCGCCAACCTCGCCGCCAAAATCAACGCCGGCTACACCCGGTTCAACCGCCGGATGGGCGCTCCCGTGGCTGCCACGGCCGCCGCGGGCGTGGTCACGCTGACCGCCAACCACACCGGCACCGAGGGCAACGGCATCCGCATCGAGGCCGGGCTCGACGGCGACGAGCTGGAGGTCGCCGGCCTGACCGTGGCGATCGTCGCCATGGCGAGCGGCACCGGCGAGGTCGACATGGCCGCGGCGCTGGCCGCGCTCGGCTCGACCCAGTTCGACTGGATCAACGGGCCCTACGCCTCGATCGCGCAGCTCAACGCCGTGCGGGACTTCCTGTCCGACGCGGGGGCCGGCCGGTGGTCGCCCACCGTCGGGCTCGACGGGCACTACATCACCGCGGCCAACGGCAACCTGTCGACCCTGACTACGCTGGGCGCCGCGCGCAACGATCGCCACGCCTCGATCCTCGCCCTGCTGAACTACCCGCACCCGATCTGGTCGGTGGTCGCGGGCGTCGGCGGCTGGGTCGCGTTCTCGAAGAACCTCGGGCGCCCGCTCACCGAGGCGGTCGAGATCGCCCGGCCGCTGCAGACCTTGGTGGTGCAGGGCTTGCGCCCCCCGAAGGCCCTGCCGGACCGCTGGGCGCTCGCCGACCGCGAGAGCCTGTACCACAACGGGCTGTCGGCACTGTCGATCAACGCCGACGGCACGGTGGCGATCGAGCGGGTGCTGACCACCTATCAGACCAACGCCTACGGGCTCGCCGACATCACCTTCCTGTCGGTGGAGACGATGGCGATCGCGGCCTACGTCAAGCGCTACCTCAAGCAGGTCATCACCTCGACCTACCCGCGGTGCGTGCTCAAGGACGACAACCCGAACGGCGTGCAGGGCGTCGCTACGCCCCTGCAGATCCGCTCGACCATCATCCACGCCTACACGGCCTTGGCCAACGTCGGATGCCTGGTCGAGAAGGTGCAGCTGTTTGCCAAGTACCTGATCGTCGAGCGCTCCAGCGATCCGAACCGGGTCAACAGCTACCTGCCGGTCGATGTCGCCAATCAGCTCAACGTCGTGGCCTCGAACATCACGATCTTCCCCGAGCTGACCGCGGACAACGCCGCGCTCCTGTGATGACCGCGCGGCGCGGATCCCCCGCGCCGCCGCCCTCGCCTGACCCAGCCACCAGCGACCTCGCCGCGCCCGGACGCGCGCACCGGAGACCTCACCCATGCCGAGCAATACGGGCGGCCGTTTCACGGTCGATCTCAACGGTCGCCGCTACAAGGGCCGCGGCAAGGCCACCATCAGCCCGGCCGCCGCCACGCGCGAGAACGGCGCGAACATGGACGGCTCGATGTTCTCGAACGTCAAGCCGAAGCTCGTCTCCCTGGAGCTGACCTTCGACCGCGGCGTCGGCCTCACCTGGGACGAGGGCGACATGCTCGAAGATCTCAACGTCACCTTCGTCGAAACCGACGCCAAGCGCACGCACCTGTTCACCGACGCGGCATTCTCCGGCGAGCCCTCTATCGACAGCGAGAGCGGCGAGGTGTCGGGCCTCAAGATCGAGACCGCCGGCTCGAACTACCAGGTCAACTAAAAGGCGCCCCGCGCGCCATCCCGCCACGCCAGAACCGATAGGGGTCGGCCTCGATGTCCACCACCGCCCGCATCCCGCTGTCCGAACCGATCCCCGGGCATAAGGGGCCGATCCGCGAGATCGTCATGCGTCAGCCGACCTATGACGATTACATCGCCTGCGGCGGCGAGCCGTACTCGATCGGCGAGAGCGAGGGCGGTGCCCTGTTCACCATCGAGAAGCCCGAGGTGATCTGGGCCTATGCCGAGCGCTGCATGGTCGAGCCGGACGCGAACCTGCTGACCCAGCAGGGCCCGGGAAGCTGGCGCGTGGCCCGGGAGGTGCGCAAGGCGATCCTGGGTTTTTTCCAGGCGCCCGCCGCGGCCAGCGCAACCTCGGAGACCTCGCCGACGACATCGTCTTCGAACTCGACCAGCCCCTCGACGCCGTCGGACGCCTGACGCCCGCGCAGATCATCCACTGGTACGGCCGGGCGCTCGCTCGGGCGGAGAAGCGCAAGCGGGAGGCCGCGAAACGGGGGCGGTGAGCGATGGGTCGCGTTATCGAAGCCAAAGCGGTCATCTCCGCAGAGGATCGCACTGGCAAGGTGCTCGACGGCATCGCCAAGAAGTTCAAGGAGGTGGGCAAGGGCGCTCAGGTCTCCGCCGAGGTCGGCCGCCTCGCCAAGCAGCTCGACGCGGCGCAAGCCGGCCTGCGCAACGTCGACCGGTTCCGCCAGACCCAGGGCGCGTTCACCCAGGCGCGCGCGGCGTTCCGCACCGCCCAGATGGATGTCGGTCGCATCGCCACGGCGTTGGACGGCGCCCGCAAGGCGGCCTCCGCGTTCGACGGGGTCAAGTCGTTCTCCAAGTCCGGCACGATCGCCACCGAGATCGCGTCCGCCCGCAAGCAGGTGTCCGAGCTGGAGCGCCAGCTCCAGACGGCGCAGCGCGCGGTGAAGGGCGCATCCTCGGCCTATGAGGCGCAGGCCGGGGCGCTCAAGGCGGTCAAAGGCGAGCTGGCCAGCTCGGGCGTCTCCACCGGCAAGATGGTGGCCGAGCAGAACCGGCTGAAGGCGGCGGTCGAGGGCACCACCGCGGCGATCCTGAAACAGGAGCGCGAGCAGACGCGCAATGCCCAAGCGCGGGACCTCGCCCGCACCCGCCGGGCCGAACGCCAGGCGCAGGTCGAGCAGGCCTCCCTCGCCATCACCGAGCGCCGCCAGGCCCGGCGAGACGCCTGGAAGGGCGCCGCCGGCATCGCCGGGCTCACCGCCGTCCACAAGGCCGAGCACTTCGGTGCGCACTCGCTGCACACCTACCAGGAGTTCGACAACGAGCGCCGGTTCGGCAAGGCCGTGATGGGCCTGACCGACGAGCAGCAGAAGCCGCTCGTCGACCAGGCCGTGCATATGGGGTCCAAGACCCGATACAACGACGTCCAGGTCCTGGAGGCCCAGCGCGAACTCGCCGCGCGCGGCCTGAAGAAAGATCAGGTGATGGGCCTGATGGAGCCGGCCGCCGCGCTCGGCCAGTCCCTCGACCTCACCCTGCCCGACGCCGTCAAGCAGATGGAAGGCGCGATATTCGGGTTCAAGAAAGACATCTCGACCCTGCCGGCCGCGATGGCCTCGGCCAAGCAGACCGCCGACGTACAGGTCAAAGCGGCCAAGATCTCGGGCATGACTCCCGACGACATCAAGCAAGTCTACACCTACGGTGCGCAGCCGGCGATGATGTCGGGCCTGTCCGAGCAGACCCTGCTCGCGTTCGGCGCCATGTCGAAGAAAGCCAATATTCAAGGCGACACCGCCGGCACGGCGTTCCGCGCGCTCGTGGCCAACGCCATGTCGCCGACCCGAGGTGCCAAGGAGGCCATGCTCACCAACGGCATGGACTACAAGAACTATCAGAAACTGCCGGATAAGATCGACACAGAGGCCTTCACCAAAACGGTAGCGGCGAATTACGGGGTCCAGCTCGATAAGGCGACCCAGGGCGCGCTCAACAAAATCTTCACCGATAAGAAGATGATCGCCGATCCGTCGAAATTTACGCCGGCGATCATGAATTTGTTGTCGGATAATCTCGGCGGTGACGACGCGAAATCCAAAAAGAGTATCGCGGGTCTGGCCAACCGCTTCCGCGACAAGAGCATGAAGGGGGTAGACACCGACCGC